GACCAGAGACTGCTCCGCCAGCACTTCAAATGGAGCATTTAATGACAGTATTATTAGGAATGTTAGGACTTGGAGGGATGAGAACATTTGAGAAATTAAATGATAAATCCAAGTAATGGCAAGAAAAACAATAAGTGTTTATATAGAAAAGCCTAAAAGAAAGAGAAAAGGTGTTCATTCTAAAAATGCATCTAGAAGTCAAGTAGGATATAAGAAACCCTACAGAGGACAAGGCAAGAAGAGATAATATTAACATTTACTGTTTAAAACAAAATTAATTCATCTATTTACTTTTTAAAAAAAAGTAGATAACTTTGGTGGGTTAGTGGTAATAATCGTTTAACAATTAATAAATATAAAATGGATATAATTAGAAAATTAGCAGATAAGATAACAAGTGATTTTAATTTAACAGTAAGAGACAGAACAGATGAACTACTAAAACTAGATGCAATACAATATACTAATCTAGGTACAGATAGCACAAAGCAAGAAAAAAAAGAAGTAAAAGCTAATTCTAAATATATCTATAAAAAAATTAAAGAGATAGACGAAGAAACTGGAAAGATGTTAATACACTCTATGGATGGCTAGAAAACCAAAAAGAAAGAACTTAATAAAAAAACTAGATGTTGTATTCTCTAAATACATAAGATTAAGAGATGCAGATAGTGATGGGTATTGTAGATGTGCTACTTGTGGAGAGAAACATCACTGGACTAAAATACAAGCAGGACATTTTATTTCAAGAAAACATTATGCAACTAGATGGGATGAGCAAAATGTACACGCTCAATGTGTAGCTTGCAATGTATTTCGTTATGGTGAACAATATAAATACAGTTTGTATCTTGGTGAAAACTTGTCAAAAGAATTATATGAAAAAAGTCTAAAAACTGCTAAATTTACAGACATAGAAATCATAGAGATGATTGAAGAGTATAATGAGAAATCAAAGGACTTTTCTTTTCATACGTAAGTTTTTCTAGTTTTTATTGTTCTTTGTTTAAGGGGGGAATTTATTTCCCTCTTTTTTTTATTAACTTTTTTTCAATAATGTTATTTTTTTTTATTAGCTTTATGTCATGATTGAATTACATTATATCAATTTACTTAAACAAAAGCAAGAAGAAATAGAAGATTTAAGAACTACTTTATTTGAAATTTTACAAGCCAATGTTTTAAGTGAAGAGCAAAAACAAATAATAATAAATAAATTTTTTACGAATGACAAAGAACAGTAAACCACAGAGAATCTCACAAACACAAGATTCTATAAGTAAACAAGGAGCTGTAGATAGAGCTACCGAAATAGTATTAAATCCAGTATGGAGAAATGCTACCGAAAAAGAGAGACAACAAATATTATCAGAAATATCTGTAATAGGTAAGTTTCTTTATTTTGAGAAAAACTTGCTACCGACAAGTGATGACTATAAAGAATTATATAATTTAAAATAATGGAATTAACAGGTACAATTAAATCAGTTAGTGATTTAGAACAAATTAAAACACTAAAGAAGAAAACTTTATTATTAGATACTGGTGGTAAATATCCACAAACAGTACCAGTAGAGTTTTTAAACGACAACATTGATAAACTAAACAACTGTAAGGTTGGTGATAGTGTCAATGTAGGTATTAACTTAAACTCTAGAGAGTATAAAGGAAAATACTATATTAATTTAACTGGATGGAAAATTCAAACGACAGCTGCTGAAGTAGCTTCTGCTGACCAAATGCCAGACAGAGATAATCTCCCTTTCTAAAATGATAGTAAACTCTTCCAACATATTTAAAAAGCTTTTAGATATAAAACACGGAAGGGTTAAAGAGGGACTCAAAATAGGAATACCAGATATTGACGAATACTTACGATATAAGCAAGGAAACTTTAATTTATTAATTGGACATGCAAACGTTGGGAAGACAACTGTTATATTGTATTTATTCGTTATCTGGGCTCTTAAACACAAAAAGAGGTTTTTAATCTGGTCATCAGAAAACACACCTCAATCAATCCAAAGAAAAATAGTAGAGTTTAAAATGCGTAAGCCAATTACAAGTGCTGAAGACGCAGAGATAGAAGACGCTCTTAAATGGTCAGATAGTCATTTTAAAATTATTGATGTAGAAGAACTATATACATATGGCGAGCTTTTACAAGAAGCAAGAGAAATAAAAGATGCATGGGACTATGACTCAATACTAATAGACCCTTACAACTCTTTAATAAAAGACAAACAATTATACAAAGAAGTAGGAGGACACGAGTACGATTATCAAGTAAGCACAGAATTTAGATTGTTTGCAAAGAAAAACAACATCACAGTATTTCTAAATGCTCATGGTGTTACAGAAGCTTTAAGAAGATTACACCCTAAAGGACACGAATATGAAGGACTACCTATGCCTCTTAATATGGCAAGTGTAGAAGGTGGTGGTAAATGGGGAAACCGTTGTGATGATTTGATTTGTATCCACAGGTACACATCTCATCCAACTGACTGGGTATTTTCTAATCTTTATATATTAAAAATAAAAGAAATGGAAACAGGAGGAAGATGTACTCCATTTGATGAACCAATTAAACTTAGAATGGAAAAGAATAACATAGGCTTTACGTTTATGGATAAAGATTTATTAGCAAAACAAAAAAAAGAATTATTATTTTGATATTAATTATATTACTAGTAATAACCACAGTCTTTCTAATGATAGGACAATTTAAAAATGCAGATATTTATATTGCACTTGTAAAAGGTTTTATCATAGGAGCACTATTTCACAAAGAACAATATGATGACGGTTTTGATGAGTATACTCTTCAATGCTGTATAGGATTCATTAATGTAACAGTGAAATGGGAGCAGGAGCAGATTGGTTAGGAATAGTAGCAAGACAGCATAAGGAGTGGATAAGAATCGTAAATGGTTTTGGTGAGTATGATTATGCTGAAGATATAGTACAAGAGAGTTATTTAATTTTATACAAATATGCTAGACCAGAAAAAGTTATTGAGAATAATCAAATACGTAGGGGTTACATGTATTTCACTTTACGTACTACTTATTATTTATACTATAATTCAAAACGTAAAGTTAGTAAAGTTTCTATCGATGATGGTATAATTCAGTTAGAAGATAAAACAGATTTAAGAGAACAAGAAGCTTATAATATGATTTGTGAAAAAATAGATAACGAAATTGAAAACTGGCACTGGTATGATAAAAAACTTTTTATTCTATATAGAGATACAGATATGAGTATAAGAAAGATTGCAGCAGAAACTAAAATAAGTTGGGTTAGCATATTCAATACTCTTAAAAATGCAAAGAATATAATTAAAGATAAATTAAAAGAAGATTACGAAGATTACAAAAACGAAGATTATGAGCGATTATAATAAGTTTAAAGCAAATTTTGAATATCATAAAGCTAGGTCCTCAAAAGGATTTGGTGATACTGTTGAGAAGATAACTAAAGCAACAGGAATAAAAAAAGCAGTAGATACTATAGCAGAAGCATTAGACACAGACTGTGGATGTGATAAAAGAAAAAAGAAGTTAAATGATTTATTTCCTTATTTAATGCCAGAATTATTAACGGAAGATGAATTTAATTTTTTAGATTTAACATTTAAAAATGAAAGTAATCAAATTAATGACCCAGAAAGAATATTAAAAATATACAACAGGGTTTTTAAGGATAAGAAAAAAATGACTAATTGTAGTCCGTGTTTTGTAAATACAGTTTACAATAAGTTAAAAGCAATTTACAATGAGTACAAATAAAATGGAACTAATAAAAGAACTAGAATATCTAACAAACTATGAGACTATTGGAAACAAATTAATCCAATGGGGTAAAGAATCAAATAATAAAGACATAAAACTATGCAAAGACTGTTTAGCAGAAATAGGAATTTATGTAGCACATCTAGAATACGAAAGAAGAACTTATAATAAATCTATAGAGATGTATAGGTCAGATAAAATTAGAGCTCTGGAAAGAGCAAGACGAGTAGAAAAAGAACTACAAGAAACTAAAGCAGACGCAGAGAAATACAGAAAAGCAAAGAAGTTAGGGTTATTATGAGTTTAATCAAAGACAGCAACAAAGTAAGACAAGTAATAGATTTTACAGGAGTACAGAACGGAAAGATGCATCCGTCTGACATAGATGCTGTTTTAGAATTTGATAATAGAATATTAATCTTAATGGAAGTTAAATATAAATATAGTCCTATACCAAAGGGACAAAAAATACTGTTAGAGAGAATATGTGATGCGTGGCAAACAGATGAGAAGGAAGGAATAGTTTTAAAGATAGAGCATGACTTTGAAAACTCTAAAGAAAACGTTCCTCTAGACAGATGCATGGTAACAGGTAGATATTATAAAAAAGAATGGAAATGGTTTAAAAAACCAAAAGATTTCATAACTTATATAAATATTCTAGGAGAAGAGTGGGATTGTAAAAAATGTCAATTTTGAGTAAAGATAAACACCAACAAAGAAAAGAGATGCCAGTATTTACAGGAGTACTAAAGTATTTCCCTAGAGCTCTTAAATATGTATCTAAAATAAGTTACGCAGGCAATCAGCAACATCATCCAGACAAACCATTACACTGGGATAAAGAAAAATCAACAGACCAATTAGATGCACTAACCAGACACCTTATAGACCATTCATATGAACCTATAGATGATGACGGAATGTTACATCTAGGAAAGGTAGCATGGAGAGCTCTTGCTGCACTAGAAGAACAATTAGAAAAAGGAGATGGACTTAATAATACTTGATATGCTTATGAGCGATAAAATAATAACATTACTAAACGGAAAAAAATATACAGAGAAAGAATTAATATCTAAAATGGATGACGATAGTTTTTACTATGGTGAACTTGGAAGAAATGCATTGAGCTCTTCTTCTGTTAAATATTTACTAGACAGTCCTAAATCTTATGCTAGGTCTTTAAACTTTAAATCCGATAACCCAGCATTTAAAGCAGGAAGACTTATACATTTAGCAGCATTAGAACCAGACAAAGTTGACAATCTAATACACATAGTAGAAGTACAATCAACAAGAACAAAAAAATATGAAGCTAAAGTCCAAGAAGTAGGAGGAAGTGAATTCGTATATACCAGAAAAGAATATGACCAAGCAATGTATACAGTAGATGCATTACTCCAGAATGATTTATGGCAAAGAATGACCAGAACAGCAAAGTTTGAAATACCAGCTATTGGAATGTTGCATGGTTATCCTTTCAGAGCTAAAGCAGATATATTAGGTGATGGTTTTTTAGGTGATTTAAAAACAACATCAGACGTAAAAGCATTTCCTTATTCAGCCAAAAAATATTCATATGACGTACAGCTTTACATTTATTGTGAATTATTTGGTGTTAGTTATGATAAATTTTATTTCTTTGCAATAGATAAAGGAAAGGGTGATTTAGGTATGTGGGATTGTGCAGAGAGTTTTTATTTATCAGGAAAAGAAAAATTAGAAAGAGCAATTAAAACATTTGAAGAATACTTCGTAAGAAAAGAGTCAGAATTAAATGAATATGTATTACGAGGAACCCTTCAATGACGAAATAGAAAAATACTATCTAATGGCACTAATGGATTTAGCATCTGGTTCTACACTAGAAGAATTAGAAAGAGCTATAAAGCTTTATGAGACTTTAGAAAACTATGAAGCATGTGCTGGAATATTAAAAGCAATAAACGAAAATAAATACTATGATTACAAAAGAATTAATAAATATAATAAAAGAAGAGACTAGCATTGATTTAAACAATAAAGACGTAATAAATTGTAGAGACAGAGAATTTGTCGAAGCAAGAGCAATCTATTACACACTACTTCGTCAGCATACAAAAATGACTTATACAAAAATAGGTCAGTCAATAGGTAAAAACCACGCAACAGTTATGCACGCAGCAGATGCATTGCCTTTCTGGATTCAGCAAGACAAATCATTAGGATACACCTATGAAAGAATACAAACAAGGTTTAAACAATTACTAGGAGGAGTAGAAGTAACTTTAGATAATTATGCTAGACTCCTAAAAGACTATAGAGAGTTAAAAGAAAAATACGAAGGTGTTAATCTATTAGACTAATTAACAAATGATAAGTTTTTTTATTGTAATATTGATTAATCAAATTTTTTCAAGTTATGGCACATGGTGGAAAAAGACAAGGAGCAGGTAGAAAGTCTAAAGCTGATGAGGTTAACTTAATAGAAAAGTTAGGTCCATTAGAAGACGCAGCATATCAAGCTTTAAAAGCTGGAGTAGAAGCTGGAGACTTTAAATATGTTCAACTGTTTTATAATTACTATGCTGGTAAACCAAGAGAAACAAAAGATATTACAATAAACGAAGACACTCCATTATTTATAGACTAATGCCAATACCTACAAGAAAATCAGGAGAAAGAAAAAAAGATTTTGTACAAAGATGCATGAATGACCCTATTATGATAAAAGAATATGATAGAGACCAGAGATATGCTATTTGTATTGAAGAATCAAATAAATGAGAGTCAAAAAGACTATAGCTTTTGATAAACTTCTTGCATTAGATAAAAGAGTTAAGATTGTAAGAGGTGGAACTTCTGCTGGAAAGACTATTTGTATATTATCTATTTTAATTGACAAAGCAATACGAAACG